GACTTACCAGAGTCACTGACAGCATGAACGTAAACCAAAGCCGCCTTCTTTCTTTCCTTTCTAGGGCGGCACGTGGGGAGGCTGAGATGCCTCCTCACATCCTTGATTCTTTCACTAAAGCCGCACGTGATGCTATGGAAAAGCACTTCGTGGACGGAAAACATGACTTTACTCTGCGTATGAGTAACGTGGGCAAGCCGTCCTGCCAGCTGCAACTCCAAGCACAAGGCGCAAAGCCAGAAGAACGCACCTACGATTTCAAGATGCGTATGATTATGGGCGACCTTATGGAAGCCGCACTAATCGCTCTGATGGAAGCGTCAGGGATTGAAATCAAATCACATCATGAAAAAGTCTCGTACAAAATTGATGACACAGTTATTAATGGTGAATATGACATAGAGCTTGAGGATGGCATTTGGGATATCAAGACGGCATCCCCATTTGCATTCGAACACAAGTTCAACTCTGCCACCGCATACGAGCGTATCAAGTCTAATGACTCTTTTGGGTATGTAGCTCAGGGAACTGGCTACGGCATGGCATCAGGCAAACCATTCAAGGGGTGGATAGCATTGAACAAGTCCACCGGTGAGATTGCATTTGCTGATGCGATAAATTCATCACAGGAAAAGGACGAAGTAAATGAGAAGATACGAAATGCCATTGTGGCAACTAATGGCTCAAAACCTTTTGAACGACAGTTTTCGGATGTCCCCGAGGTATTTTACAAAAAGGAGACTGGTAACAGAACCCTTTGTATGGAATGTTCATGGTGCGACTACAAACACCACTGCTGGGACAACCTCGAATTCAGAAGACAGTTACCAAGCAAGGGGAAAAACCCCAAGTTCGTCTGGTACACCTACATCACAGACGAATGGCGTAACACTGACGATACGGTACCAGTCAGCTAATGGTGAGGCAAACGTTAAAATCTTCAAAGTCACCAAAGACGAAGCTAGCGACTTCCTCACGGAACTCAACGAAGGTGCGCCGTTCCCTACGCTCACCTCAAAGGAGCACACGTTTGTCTTCCCAGCCGACAAAATCTACGAAATCCGTATTGAAGAAGCGGATGTCCCCGAGGTCAGCGAAAGCAAAGGGTCGGAAGCTACAGAATTGGGTAGTGGAAAAGTTACTTGACACTTTCAAAGGGTTGACTAATCTAGATATAAGGTCAACCCCGATGGGGGTGAACGGTGTAGATGTGCAATTTTCTACGGCAGCATATAAGAAGTTTCCGTACGATATTGAGTGTAAGAACACAGAACGTATGACTACACTGTATAATTATTACGAACAGGCTATAAGTCATGAGACAGGCGGCGAGCCGTTGTTGATTGTAAAGATGAACCACAAGAAGCCGCTTGCTATTATGGACGCCGAACATTTTATAAAGGTAGTATCATGTCGACCAATCACGAAGTAACGTTAAATCCAGGTGACTCTGCAGTAATAGTACGGCATGAAGATGGAGAGAACGCTGGATTTGAAATTGAAATATATCACCACCCATCTGACAAAGTTTCAGAAGACGATTTAGTATTTTATACACTACTAACTCGTGGTATGGCGTTTCAAGCAACACAAGATATGGAAGCTGTGTTGGATATGGGGCGTGAGAGTTTTGGAGATGACGAAGTAACAACTACACAGCATTGAGGTTGTGGTATGAGACACGTTGATTTATGTAGTGGCATAGGCGGCTTTGCGCTAGGCTTTGAGATGGCGAGGTTGTCTGTGCCTGTTTTGTTTTGTGATGTCGAACCGTGGTGTCGCAGAATCCTAAAGAAACACTGGCCCACAGTTCCTGTAGCCGAAGACGTAAAGGTGTTAGCTAATGACCCAACAAGATTTGTTCCAGATTGCGACATCCTCACAGCAGGATACCCCTGCCAACCCTTCAGTCAAGCTGGTAAGCGCCAAGGCGAAGAAGACCCACGCCACATCTGGCCGCACATCCGCAAAATTGTTGCATCCAAAGGACCCTCTTGGGTTGTTTTCGAAAACGTTTATGGTCACATCAGCTTGGGACTCGACTCGGTGCTCACTGACTTGGAGTCTGAGGGCTACACCACAAGGACGTTTGTTGTTCCAGCTGTTGCCGTCGGCGCCCCACACAAACGAAACAGAGTCTGGATTGTGGGCCACACCGAGGACAACGGACGTGACAGGGGGACCGAGACAACTAGACGAGAAGGGGCGGCGAGTCAGCAAGACGAATCCCAACTTGAAATTTGGGGCGAACTTAGCAGACCAAGTCAGAATGTGGCCGACGCCCAGAGCATCGGAGTACAAGGACTGTGGCCCAGTGGGGAGCAAGAGTCACACCCACATGCACGACAGGAAGTACTTATGTGCGGCGGTGAAAGACGTGAAACAACCAACTGGCACATTGAACCCGACGTGGGTCGAGTGGCTAATGGGATACCCAAAAGGGTGGACCGACTTAAAGGATTAGGTAATGCTATTGTACCACAGATAGCACAACAAATTGGCGAAGCAATAAAGGCGTATTACTGATGAAATTCATTCACAATAGTTGGAATGTCATAATGGACAACCGTTACAATCCATTACGTAATATTCCTGATGTAAACACTAGGCATCTTATCATGCAAATACTTGCATGGATGTGGTGCATTATTTTTTCCATGTGGCTTGGCTCTGTCATCGCTTTTGGTATTAGTGCCGCTATCCACGCTCTATTGATAGCTGGTATATTTATTACAGTTGGTGTATTTGAAACCGCCAAACGTAAGCCAAGCTATTTCGGTGGCTTGGGTAGAGGCAATGGAGGCGAACATGAATAAGTATTGGAATAAAGTGAAGTATTATTACTTCACACATGATGGCATTGAAATGTTTTTGTTTGCCTGTATCTTTGGTTTCTTAGGCTGGGCATCTTATCACGCCATAGCTGGTATTATAGAAAGGATAATGACATGAGCAAGGATATACGTGTGCTATTGTCTGCAGATAGTTCAGCAGAATTACAAGAGGATATAGAAAGATATCAGCGGTCGTACCCTTACATGGGATATGATACTCGTGTTATATCCACTCACACCGATGAGAAGGGCAAATACTGTGCAATAATTTCAAGATTGGATTCATGTGATTAATATGGCTAGAGAAGGATATGAGGCGTACATGAAACGTAAGATAGCAGAAGAAGAAGCTAGCCTAGAGGACTTTCCACCCAGCTTCGACAACGTTAACAATCCATTACATTATAACAAAGGCGGTGTAGAGTGTATTGATGCAATACGCGCTGCGCTAGGCCCAGAATTATTTCAAGGCTATTGCAACGGCAATACCATAAAGTATTTGTGGCGGCACCGCTACAAAGGCAAGCCCATTGAGGACTTGCGGAAAGCGCAATTCTATTTGGAGCGCTTAATTCTGGAACAAGAAAATGAACAGGACGACAGTTAGAGCAGACATTATTGTAAGAGCAAAGTTAGACTTAGACGAATTTAACGCAGATACAGACGAACTCAGCGAAATTGTGAGTGACTATGTATCTGATTTGCTATACGATGTTGAAGGCATCGAACCTGTTTCTATTACAGTGAGGACAAAGTAATGAGAGAACTAATGTTAAAGGCGTTAAGTGACCACGCAAAAGGTAACATAAATTTACACAGAGCTAATATTGAAGTGTACTTAGCTAACCCTGCCGGTATTGGCGAACACTCTGACATCATGGAGGCCGTCCAAGGTGAGTTAGATAAAATAGCGATACATGCTGACCGTCTGTCTATACTTAACAGTTTCACAGGTGCGTCTAATGAGTAACGTCGTTCTTCCCACATATTATCAACAATTTATTCACAAGTCTCGTTATGCGCGTTGGCTTGACGACGAACAGCGTCGTGAAGAGTGGCACGAAACAGTGTCGCGGTACATGAATTATATGCGTGATTCTTTGAAATCTAAGCATGGGTACAAAATACCTGCTGATGAATTCGAAGATGTGCAACAAGCCATCTTACACTCTGAAGTTATGCCATCTATGCGTGCTATGATGACCTCTGGCGCCGCATTAGAGCGCGATAACACTGCCGGCTACAACTGCTCATATTTGCCCGTAGACGACCCTAAAGCTTTTGATGAGGCTATGTACATCTTGATGTGCGGAACCGGTGTAGGCTTCTCTGTGGAACGGCAATACATATGTAAATTACCAGAGGTGCCTGAGAAGATGTTTCCGGCTGACGAAGTAATTGCTGTACGTGACAGCAAAGAAGGCTGGGCAAAAGCATTTCGTAAACTGCTGGCCCTGCTGTGGTCAGGTGAAATTCCTACATGGGATATGAGCAAGGTACGCCCCGCTGGTGCAAAGCTAAAGACATTTGGTGGACGTGCATCAGGCCCAGCACCGCTTGATGATTTATTTCGGTTCACAGTCGAGACATTTAAAAAGGCAAATGGCCGGCGTCTGTCAAGCCTAGAGTGCCACGACATCATGTGTAAAGTTGGTGAAGTCGTTGTGTCAGGCGGTGTACGTCGCTCTGCTATGATTAGCTTGTCCAATTTGTCTGACGATAGAATGCGGCATGCCAAAGTTGGTGCTTTCTGGGACACAGACCCACAGCGTCAAATGGCAAACAACTCTGTTGCATACACAGAGAAGCCTGATATGCAGACATTTATGCGCGAATGGATTTCACTAGCGCAATCTGGCACAGGTGAACGCGGTATGTTCTATCGTGGTGCAGCGCAGAAGAAAGCCGCAGAGAACGGCCGCCGTGAAGCAGACCAAGATTTTGGTACAAACCCGTGTTCTGAGATTATCTTGCGTCCTTACCAATTCTGCAACCTGTCAGAGATTATCGTACGTGGAGACGACAGTATTGATGACCTAAAACACAAGGTACGCATCGCTACTCTGATTGGCACATGGCAGTCCACACTAACAAACTTTCCGTATCTGCGGCGTATTTGGCGGAAAAATACAGAAGAAGAGCGGTTGCTGGGCGTGTCGATGACAGGTATTATGGATAACGCTATTCTTAACGGGCGTAGTGCAAAATATGGCATGAATATCGCTGGCATACTGCAAGAATTGCGGCAGGTAGCTGTGGACACTAACGCTAAGGTAGCTAAAAAGATTGGCATCCCTGCGTCTACCGCGATAACCTGCGTTAAGCCAAGTGGTACTGTTTCACAGCTAACTGATTCTGCGTCAGGCATTCATGCACGTCATAGCCAATACTACATTCGCACTGTACGCGGCGACAAAAAAGACCCGCTCACACAGTTCATGATGGAGTCTGGTATCCCATACGAAGATGACAACTGGAACAAGAACAACACTGTGTTCAGCTTCCCAGTAAAAGCACCGGATAAGTGTGTGACACGTAATGATATGTCAGCTATAGAACAGCTGGAGTTCTGGAAAGTTTATGCTAACAACTGGTGTGAGCACAAGCCGTCAGTCACAATCTCGGTGAGTGACGATGAGTGGCTTGAAGTTGGCGGTTGGATTTATAAGAACTTTAACATTGCATCAGGTTTGTCTTTCCTGCCTCGTAGCGAGCATGTGTATGAGCAAGCGCCATACCAAGATTGCGACAAGAACCACTATGATACGTTTTTGGCTAAAATGCCTAATGATATCAATTGGAAAGAGCTTGCAAAATTTGAAAAAGAAGATAACACTGTATCTATGCAAACTCTTGCATGTACTTCAGACCATTGCGAAATAGTGGATATAAGCGCAGCATAGGGGGTAATATGGCGGACGCAGCTGAACGGTTCTTTTACGAAGGCAAACGTGCGTTTTTTCAAGTAAAGTCTGTCACTACGAATAGAGGTTCATTCTTTCACGTGACAGACAACCCTTACACTCCTAACTCTTTCCGGGGTAAAGAGTGGCAACGTGGATATAACGTTGCGTACTTTGAAAACAAAGAAAGAGCTGACAGTGGAAAACTTAGAACCCACCGCAAAAAACAGAAAAAAGTTTGATATAGATTTAGCTTACGGAAAAGTTCGAGAACAACTGATTGCAGATATGCTACAGGACAAAAAGATTGAGGTTAAATCTGAACGTGACATGTGGTCTAAAACAGGTAATATTGCTATAGAATATGAGTCTTATGGCAAGCCCAGTGGCATAGCAGTCACAGAAGCTGATTATTGGTTTCACAATTTATGTATAGGGGATGAGGTGTTTGCAACACTTGTGTTTAAGGTTGATGCGCTGAAACGTATCATAGAAAACCTTGACTATAAGAAAAGCGTTAAAGGCGGCGACCACTTTGCATCAAGAATGTATTTGTTAAACATACAGAAATTATTTTCAACTGATGTAATTAAAGCATTTAAAAGGAGTGCAGATGTCTGCAATAAAAACCCTGTCAGTTCTTAGTGAGTTAGATGTACACATGAGCATAACTAAAAATGGTATCGGTGTAACCATATCATCTGGACAAGACTGTGAAACATCATTTAGTGAGTACACATGGGACGAGCTCATAGATGATACTGTAGAGGCTCATACAATCCCTGTGCTTAAAGAAAATGATTATCGACTAAGTCGCGATAGCTTTAATTATCTTAAAGAATGCGCACAAAAAATGCGCCGTGAAGCTGAAGACTTAGACGAACGCATTGAAGGTATGGGTATTTTAGGTGGGGGTAATCTTAATTAAAATCCTAAAGATTTTAACGCTGCCTCTCCGCGGGGATTTAATATGGCGTCTGTTTGTTGTTCCACATTTGTCTCTCCGTCTTGCATTGCTTCATTTATTATAATGCTACCTAATGAAGTCTTACCAAAAAACAGATTCTTTATTTTTTCCGCTTGTGTCATGGGTCGTCCCATTCCTAACGCCATATCTACCATGTCTTGACTAACCAGTAATCTTGCAATTCTGTCTTGAGATGTTAACCGTGCAATACCTGCAGCAAATTTACTTGGGTCTAAAGTAAACAAATTACCAATTATTTGTGCTCCAGATAAAGCAGAACCTGCGTCCGCTATCTGAGCTTTTACTATGGCAGAGTATTGGGCTATACCCTCTAACATTGCAAAGTCAACATCAGTTAAAATTTTATCACCGCCTGATGCGCGTAAATCTTCTAGTAATTGTGTCAGTTTGGCACCATCTGGTTCTATGTCTCCATAGTCTAATATAGTTCCAGATTTAGCGGTGGTTTTCAAAAAGCCACTTTCCGGCGAAAGAAGATAACTGAATAACCCTTCTCTTAAGTTTTGCTGTGCAGCCTCTCTAGCTTCTTTGGTAGGTGCACGTCTGGCTGTCATACTTAAGTCATTTAAACCTTTACGTATCTCCGCTCTACTAGACCAATCCACTTGAGAGAAAACATCGTTAAAAGATGAGTTTGGTGCTAAATCTCTTACTCCTTCAATAACAGGACTTTCCCTAAATTGTGCTAATAGTGACGCATCATTGCGTAACTCTATTACAACATCATCCGTTAAACCCAAAGCATCTCTAAGAAGAGGGTCTTTAAATTCATTTAGCACGTCATCTAAAGCGGTAACAGGTTTCTGTACTGATTTGTCGGCGGTTGCTGTCGCATTTAAAGCATCGTCTATACGATTTCTAACATAGGTTTGTATGTCATCAAACGCTTTTATTGCTTTTGGTGCAGTTTTATCCAAGTCGATTGCAGAATTTTTCTTTGTAAGATACTCTGTTAGGTCTCGAACGTTCTGTGGAACTTCTAAAAATTCTTTAATTTGTTTAGATTGCTCTGCTATATTTAGTGCAGTTTGTGTTACCTCTTGTGAAGGATATGCAAGTTCTCTTGCAATTTGTCCTGATTCTGGAGTATCAGGTCCGCGGCGTGCAATCCGTGCCTGATTCTGGATATCAGTAGAGGTTAATTCAAAAGTTTCTCTACTGTACGCGTTTGCATCATCCAACTGTTTTTTTATAGCTGCTGCTTCATTTTTATCTAAACCTACAGGAGAACCTATTAAATCTAACAGTGCATTCTTCATCCCTATGGCTTGTGAATATCTACCTGGATTTTGCGCAGGAGCACCGGTGCCAAAAGTATTTACGGCTAAATCACCGAAACGTTTTGCATACATGTGTAATAATTCTGCAGGAGACGTGATATCTTCTGGAGAAAATC